CGACAATCTTAAGTACTAACGCAATTATAACAATGGCAAGGAGCTATGAGTCAAAAGCTTGATGAGATATTGGAGAAGTACCCCGACTACACGTTCTTGAAGGCGGACGGGTTTGACGAGGCGGTCATCGGCGTGGAGGAGAGGTCCATGCGCTTGGTGTACTCAACAGAGAAGTGCATCGACATCTTGGTCAAGGAGGAGAGGATGGAGTATGAGGATGCTTTGGACTATTTTTATTACAATGTGAGCGGGTCGTATGTCGGCGAGCAGACTCCCATATTCATAGACGACAACTTTGGCATATGAAGGCAATAGGTAAATATATAATAATCAACGTGATAGAGGAAGAGATTCGGACCGAGTCAGGTCTGATACTCTCGGGCAACGATGCCAATCAGTTCCGATACAAAAAGGGGGTTGTTGTCTCCGCGGGGACAGATGTGGGTTCGATAGGCGAAGGAGATGTGGTATATTACGACAAAGGTCATAGCTTCACGATGGTCATCGGAGGTGGTCCCTGCACGGTCATTCAGGAGAGGGATGTTGTTGCTGTTGAATAGCCTCGTTCATTCGGTTGGCTGCCTTGAGCATCTGCCTGTTCATGTAGGTCTGATTCTTTTTTATCATCATAGGGTTCATCTCCCGAGATGATGGTAGCGGTTCGGTTCCGTCTAGCTTGTTGTATATGGAGGCAATCATGCGTATGGTCTTGTACGATACGGTGTAGAGTGCCTTTCGCTTTGTGGTGTGTATTCGGAAGGAGTCAATCCATCCCTCCCTTCGCAGGCGCTTGAAGCGTTGGGTGTCGAAGGGCATGATGGAGCCGAACTCATTGAACTTGTCCTTGGTGAAGTATTTTTCGGTGCGCAGGTACAGGAGCATCTCGAGGTCTGCCGTTCCGAGTCCATATCTGAGTCGGATGAAGTGGCGCACTATGCGCCAATATTTTAAATAATCTCTTATATTTGATTTCATTTCGTTACAAATATACTTATATTTGACCGACTTTATCCAAGATACAACATGGCTGATACATCAAAGGAATCTAAGAAGGAGAAGCCCGAGGATATGACGTTCCGCAACAATGCGGTGAATGTCATAAACAAGTTGGTCAACGAGAATGTGAAGATGCGTCAGGCTATGACTAAGTCGGCTGAGGAGTCCAAGAAGACCAAGAGGAAAGAATCGGCGGCTTCTAGCATACAGGGTCTTCAGACCGTAAAGAACACATTAGGCTCACCCACTAAACCCAATTATAAAAAATGAAAACTTACGCAAGCAAGGTCATGGCTGCAAGTGCCATGAAGAAGACAGCCGCCAAGAAGACAGCCATGAAGAAGGCTGCCATGAAAAAAGGCAACAAGATGATGAAGTGATTATCATGCTTCACTAGGGCGGATGCTCACCATGCCGCCCTTCATTATTAAAAACAAATCCAATGGCTAACAAATCCAAGATGCAGTGCAACAAGCCCGTCGCTTCAGACAGGGCGGGCAAGAAGAAGATGGTGAAGGCGTGCTCGGGAGGAACCGAGAAGCTCATCCACTTCGGTGCGGAGGGGTATGGTCATAACTATTCAGCCGCTGCGCGTAAGTCGTTCAAGGCTAGGCACAAGTGCGACACTGCTACTGATAAGTTGAGTGCACGCTATTGGGCTTGCAAGAACCTATGGGCGGGCAAGGGCGGCTCTACTCAGTCTAGTCCTAAATCAAGGAAGGGTAAATACTGATAATCATGGAAAAATCAAAAAAAGACGAAGTAAGGGATAGCTCTTATCCATTAGCTGATAGCCCTGAGCCTACTCCTAATAATGGTGATAAAAAATCCGTTGACCAAAAGATATCTGATATTGAAAATAATCCTAGATTAAATAGAAGGATTGAAAGAAGATACGATAGATATGAGGAAAGGAAGGATAAAGCAAAGGGAGATTCTGAAAAGTTGAAAAAGATTGAGAAAAAATATGGATACAATTATGATGCTGCAATAAAATCAGGAGCCACAGCTGATGAGACAGGTCATTGGGGTAGCATAGACCCAAGCACAGGCATGATATTAAAGGGACCTAAACATCCCTCTATAATGAAAACAAGGAAGATTGAGAGGGTGCTTGGTAATAAAATAATAAAAAAAGATGGGGAGCGATATAGTGTTCCAAGAAAAAAAAATAAATGAAGGACGCCTGCTATAGGAAGGTAAAGGCTCAGTATGATGTGTTCCCATCCGCTAGGGCGTCACAGGCGATAGCCAAGTGCCGCAAGCAGTCGGGTAGCGTGAGAAAGAGCGAGGAGGGGACCTCCTTGAAGAGGTGGCAGGCTGAGAAGTGGGTTGACACTAGGACGGGAAAGCCGTGCGGTGCGGGAGGCAAGAACGAGTATTGCAGACCAACCAAGAAGGTGTCCTCAAGGACACCAAAGACCAAGTCTGAGATAAGCCCATCGAAGCTTGCTCAGAAGAAGGCGGAGAAGTCTAGGGTTGGCATGGGTAAGAGAGTATCAAAAGTCTAATACATATAAAAATGGCAAAGAAAGAAAAGAAAGGATTCGTTGAAGAGCCTCAGAGCGTTGACAACATCCCTGTATTGAGCAAGTTAGAGAGCGAGGTTCAGGACGAGCCTACCGATGAGACACCTGTGGAGCCCAAGAACGAGGGTCATAACAGCAGGGTATTTGGAAAAAAGGGTCTACCATATAACAACCTATAATATGAAACTGAGCTACCCAACAAACGTGAAGCCTGTGTTGAGCAAGGAGATTGCCACCAAGGCTAACAACCTTATGACCTCAATCCCCAAGAAGGGCTTGCCGAAGGCTACCTGTCGCGGGCTGAACGACCCATGTATCATGAACAGGACCGTGGGCAAGCAGATAACCAAACTAATCAAGAAATGAAGATAACCTATTTGGGGAAAAAGAGTGAGGGTCTTGGCGACACCATCGACAAGATAACCACGGTGACGGGCATCAAGGCGGCTGTGAAGGCTGTTGCGGGCGACGACTGTGGTTGCGAGGAGCGCAGAAAGAAACTCAACAATATATTCCCATATAAAAACCAAGAAGATGCCAACACCAAAACTACAGACTAGCAGGGCTTTAGCCGTAATCCCTTCGGATACCGTTCCAATCCCTAACCCGTACCCGATGGTTTCGGGGACCGCTACGGATACGCAATCCAATTCACTTGAAGATACAACAAAGGACTTTCTAGCTTTGGGTGTCCGCATAGGTGATGTTGTATATAATACATCAAATGGAACATCTGCCGTTGTTATTGCAGACCCGTCTTTAAGCGGCTCTGACATACTTAGCTTGTCTACCATGTCAGTAACTTCGGGCGATACATATATCATCTATCAGAACTCTCCTTTGTCGGGTGAGCCTAATGCGGGATGCGTGCTTTATGTAGGAGGAGCAGGAGGGGATATAACAGTTGTAACGGCGGGTGGAGACACTGTTACCTTCACTCAGGTTCCCGCAGGCACTTTTGTTCCCGTGAACGTGGTTCAAATTACCGCTAGTGGCACTACTGCTGATAAAATCGTAGCCCTTTGGTAGGATGATGACGGGCAATGGCATAGCTATAGCTCACGGGTGGCAGCAGACGGGAACGCCACCTGTCCCACCATGCTTCAGGTATGCGACCATTTTTAGCGTATATGGTTCATCAGGAACATTTGCAGGTTGGACAATAAATGGGGTTGATTTTGAATCAAACTATGTTGCTGAGTTTGCAGCTCAGGGCTGCACATCCAATTCACCATATACCAATTTTGGTTTTTTACCTTACCCACATGATGTAATTGTTTGGTATATGGGGGATGGGACATCAGACCCTTCGTTCACGATATTGAATAATTTAGGAAATCCTATAACTTTGACTTGGAACTCCATATGTCAAAAGACGTGCTATGAGGGTTCTATTATATTTCCATCATCAGACCCTATTATAACCCTTTTAGACCCAATGGGTCCTGCTTTTTCAGGTTTTGTTCAACCCGATTATACATTTGGAATACTTGACATTTCCAATCCATCTAGCATAGCTTTGGCTCAATCATATTATCAGCAATCTTGTGGACCCGATACGACAATAGTTGTAACAACGGATGACAATGGAGATTATATTGTTCAGATATTAAACGCTTATACTCCTTATGCACCTCAGTGGGTTAATGGCACGGTTGGAACTGTTCCTTTCTTTGAAATAACCTGTTAACAGATTGATATGAAGATAATTGATTGGCTGACATCGTTGGGGATTGACATCACGCTGATGCTTGCGGGTATGTTTGGAAGCCTGTTGATGATTAGTAAGAAGTCGGCATATAACATAAAGGCATCGCTGATAGGTGTAGCCTCGGGAACGCTAGCGGCAAACTACCTGACGGTGGTAGCCATAGAGCTGTTTGAGTTGGAAGGCAGGAGCCAATACGGCGTAGCCTTCCTTTTGGGATACTTCGGTCTGAAGGGTGTGGAGACGTTACTTAATAAGATAACAAACCATAAGGATGGAGACAATTAAGCTTTTATCAAATATTGCTGCCAACATAGTGTTATTTGTCTACTCGCTCATGTTCTACATATACGTTTTTGGGGACGACAGAAAGGCTATTGCAAAGTGGAACATGACCAAGCTGTTCTTGCTGAAGGTGGGGGTAATATCCATCATCTGCGGGTCGTTGTACAGTGCCGTAACACTGAGCGACCCTGCTATAGGCGAGGTGGTGCTGAACATAGGGCTATCCCTTCTGTTTGTTTGGGCATATGACTTTCATAAGAAGATGTTTAAAAACAGGGGCTGATGGCAAAGAAGTCTACAAAGGTTGAGGTTACCTTCAAGGTAAAGACCAAGAAGGATAACGCGGGAATACATTCAAAGAAGAAAACTAGCAGCCTGAAGAGCAGCAAGAACTATAAGAAGAAGTATAGGGGACAGGGAAGATGAACCTAACAAGGAACTTTACGTTGGCGGAGATGGTGCACAGTACGACAGCCATCCGAAACAATATTGATAATACCCCCAAGGATATTGTCATAATAAGGAACCTTACGAACCTGTGTCAGAAGGTGTTGGAGCCATTGCGCGACCATATGGACTGTTCAATAAGGGTCAGCAGCGGCTACAGGTCGCCCGAGCTTAACAAGTTGGTGAAGGGGTCGAAGTCCTCTCAGCACTGCTTGGGTCAGGCGGCTGACATTGTTGTCTATGGAAGGAACAGCGAGATGTTCATGTTTATCTCACAATATCTTACCTTTGACCAACTTATATGGGAGTTCGGTACTGACAGTGAGCCTGATTGGGTTCACGTATCGTATTCAGACACGGGCAACAAGATGCAGATGCTCAAGGCTGTCAAGGTAAACGGAAAAACTAAATATATAATCAAATGAAAAAAGAAGGTACATTCGTAACAAATGAAGAGTTGGATGGAATCCAACAGATGAACAGCGAGTTTCAGAAGATGAAGAACTCATTGGGCGACATCGAGCTTCAGAAGCACAGCATCTTAAAGCACATTGATGATTTAAAGAAGGTGTTCATGGATAACGAGAGGCTTTTGATTGAAAAGTACGGCGAGGATGCCGTAATTAATATAAAGACGGGAGAAATAACTAAAAAAGAAAAACAAGATGGCTAAGATAAGCACATACACAACGGATACTAATGTCACGGGTGGTGATATGTTGATTGGAACCGACGTTGACAACTCCAACGCGACCAAGAACTTCACCGTTTCGGATTTGGCTGCCTATATGGCGACCAACCTGACCAACTTCGTTCCCTATACAGGAGCGACAGGAAGCGTTGACTTGGGAACAAACGACCTAAGTTTAAAGTCACTCACTGTGAATGATGGCATATCATTGACAGGAGAGTTATACACGTTTGGTAGTGCAGGCAGCTCAGGGGATATATTGGTCAGTCAAGGTGCAGGTCTTAGCCCTCAATGGGTTGATGGTTCTTTGACATATGTTCCATACACGGGAGCTACAGCTAACGTAGACTTGGGTACGTATAAACTTTCAGCCACGGGTGTGGATGTGAAGACGGGTCCATTGTTTGTAAACGGTAGCGCGGGAACAATCAATCAGATTCTTGTGAGTCAGGGTTCGGGAACAAATCCTGCATGGCAGTCATCGCCATACACATATGTTGAGTATGCTTCATTCTATTCGACACAGACTCAGTCGCCTGCTCCTTCAGACCCTCCAACAGCTTGGACATATAATAATACCGACATAGCCAACGCTAACATAACCATTGCAAACGATGGAATAGGCAATCCAACTAGGATTACATCCGCATTGGGTGGTGTTTATAATATCCAATTCTCAGCTCAGTTGAGTAAGACGGGTGGAACAGACCACAAGGCATCCATTTGGCTTAGGAAGAACGGTGTTGACATACCAAACAGCAACACACATATCACGCTGAAGGCTAATGCCAACTATGCTGTGGCGTCATGGAACTTCTTTGTACAACTTAACGCGGGTCAATACGCTGAAATCTTGTGGTATCAGGATGGAAACATCCAACTATTGTATGAGCCTGCTGATGTTGTCGTTCCACACCCTGCCACGCCCTCAATCATCTTAACCGTACAAAGGATATCAGGAACTCCGTAATGAAGGATATCAGGAAGATAGCCATAGGTCCCGATTACAAGGGGGGAGCCATGCACTATGTCGTAGGACAGAAGGTGTTAGGCGACTCCAATGAGATTCATTTAATCATTCAGGATGATGAGACGAATGCTATTAAGGTTTACATCATCAACGAGAAGAATGAGATAACCCTTTGGAAGGAGTTTAATTCAACCATTCCTGTGTCCATAGAATACAATGTCAACTACTGATGAAATCGCCATTCTATTTCATAACCAAACCCCTCAAGGGGAAGAGGTACGACAATACGAGGGAGATTGGCGGCATAGAGCTCATTGTCAGTGTGTCTGAGGAGGACCATAAGTTCTCCAACAGGCTTGCCGAGGTCATAGAGACCCCGTCAAAGTATTCGGGACCCATACAGAAGGGTGACATACTGCTTGTGCACCACAACGTGTTCAAGTTCTACAACGATATGAAGGGTCGGCAGAAGAGCGGAAAGAGCTTCTTCCGCGACGACATATTCCTGTTGGAGCCTGACCAATTCTTCATGTACAAGCGGGACGGCAAGTGGCACGCATATGACAAATACTGCTTCGTTTCTCCCGTTCCCGCAATCGAATCATATATAAAGAAGCCTTTCACCAACGAGCCGCTGATGGCGGTCATGCGCTATCCGAACGAGTATTTGTTGGAGAGGGGCATCAATGCAGGAGACAAGGTATGTTTCACGCCCGACAGCGAATATGAGTTCGAGGTTGACGGCGAGAAGATGTACAGGGTGTTTGACAATCAAATCACAATCAAATTATGAACGACATCAAAAGCACGAAGCTTAGGATAATAGAGGCGGGTCATCAGGCTGTTGAGCAGCTCATCAAGGTTGCCAAGGAGGATATCATAAAGCCAAATGCCGATGATGAGTTGGCTGCCGACAAGCTGAAGAATGCTGCGGCGACAAAGAAACTAGCGATATTCGACGCCTTCGAGATTCTTTCTAGGATAGAGTCAGAGAGACAGGCGATAGAGGACTTAGACAGGGGTGTAACTAAAATAGATAGTAAGCAAGGATTTGCAGAAAGACGGTCAAGAACATAGCACGCTATATCAGGTATTGAATGATTACGTACCAAAGAAGGTCATTGCGAAGAAGAACTCGTCAAGGACATGGCTCTATGGATATAACGACACCTACGACATGGTTGTCATATCTAAGACGGGTCAGGTTGGTGAAATCGTAAGGATATCGGGGCTTGTTATTGCCTTGCCGTTGGCTCCTGACGAGTGTCCTCAAAGACACCATAGCGCGTCGGAGCAGTATTGGGAGAGAAGGAACCTACCCAAGGATTTATCCAAGATAACGTCCATATTCCATTGGAACGAGATGTCTAGCGACTTCAAGAACCGATGGGTCGACTATATCGAGCAGGAGTTCGACTATAGGGAGGATGGGTATTGGTTTATGAACAACGGCAAGCCCACATATATCACGGGCTCGCACTATATGTACCTCCAATGGGCTAGCATCGACGTGGGATACCCCGACTATCGCGAGGCTAACAGGATTTTCTTCATCTATTGGGAGGCTTGCAAGGCTGACCCGAGGTGTTTTGGCATGATATACCTCAAGATTCGTCGTTCAGGGTTCTCATTCATGGCATCTAGCGAGTGTGTGAACATCGGAACCCTTGCACGGGATGCTAGGGTGGGCATTTTGTCCAAGACGGGAGCTGATGCCAAGAAGATGTTCGTGGACAAGGTGGTCCCAATCAACAATAGGCTTCCATTTTTCTTCAAGCCCATCATGGATGGTATGGATAAGCCTAAAACGGAGCTTGCTTTCCGTGTTCCTGCCGCCAAAATCACAAAGAAGAATATGTATGACGTCAGCTCGGAGCAGATTGACGGGCTAGACACCACCATAGATTGGAAAAACACCGAGGAAAACTCCTATGACGGAGAAAAATTGGTGTTGTTGGCGCATGACGAGAGTGGAAAGTGGGTAAAACCCAACAATATCCTCAACAATTGGCGTGTAACCAAGACCTGTTTGAGGTTGGGAAGCAAAATCATAGGCAAGTGCATGATGGGGTCCACCTCAAATGCTCTCAGCAAGGGTGGAGATAACTTCAAGAAGATGTATGAGGACTCCAACATACAGCAGAGGAACGCAAACGGTCAGACAAAGAGCGGTCTGTACAGCCTTTTTATCCCCATGGAGTGGAACATGGAGGGCTTCATTGACCTTTATGGTATGCCCGTGGTGCGCAAGCCTGAGAATAAGATAAAGGGCGTTGATGGGGCTTATATAACCAATGGAGCCATCGACTATTGGGAGGCTGAGGTTGACTCTTTGAAGCATGACGCGGATGCACTAAACGAATACTACCGTCAGTTTCCGCGCACCGAGTCTCACGCCTTCAGGGACGAGAGCAAGCAGGCTCTTTTCAACCTGACCAAGATATACCAACAGATAGACTACAACGACTCGTTGATTATAGAGCAGCACCTGACAAGGGGTTCGTTCCATTGGAAGGATGGGGTCAAGGATAGCACCGTTATTTGGACTCCCGATAGAAGAGGTAGGTTCCTTGTTAGTTGGATACCCAAGAGGGAGCTACAGAACAGGTTAGTCGACAAGGGAGGAGTCAAGTATCCCGCTAACGACCATTTAGGGTCTTTCGGGTGCGACCCTTATGACATCAGCGCAGTTGTTGGTGGCAGGGGTTCCAATGGCTCCTTGCATGGCATGACCAAGTTCCATATGGACGAGGCTCCCGTGAACGAGTTCTTCTTGGAATACATAGCACGACCTCAGACCGCCGAGATATTCTTTGAGGAGGTGCTGATGGCTTGCGTGTTCTATGGTATGCCTGTCTTGGTTGAGAACAATAAGCCTAGGCTGCTGTATCATTTCAAGAACAGGGGCTACAGGGGCTTCTGCATGAACAGACCCGATAGGCACTTCTCTAAGCTATCTAAGACAGAGAAGGAGTTGGGAGGCATCCCAAATACATCGGAGGATGTGAAGCAGTCGCACGCGTCAGCCATCGAGACATACATAGAGAAGCACATAGGTTTGGACTTGGCGGGCAGCTATAGGGAGCCTGATATGATGGGCAGTATGCTCTTCACAAGGACGCTAGAGGATTGGGCTAAGTTCGACATAAACGACAGGACCAAGTTCGACGCCTGTATCAGTTCAGGTCTTGCCATCATGGCAAACCAAAAACATTTATATGTGGCTGAGAAAAAGAGCAGTAAGATTAGCATTAATTTTACGAGATATAGTAATGACGGTAATTTTAGCAAGATAATAAGATGAAAGAGGTAACAATAAATGTGTCGTCCGCCATATTCCCTAGCCAATTTGTCTCCGACAGCGAGAAGGCTACAGATGAGTATGGGCTTCAGGTCGGTCAAGCTATTCAATACGAATGGTTTAGGCGAGACGGTTCTTCCTGTAGATACTACACGCAGTGGCGTGACTTCCATAGGCTGAGATTATACGCACGCGGCGAGCAGTCGGTTCAGAAATATAAGAACGAGTTGGCTATTGACGGCGACTTGTCATACTTGAATTTGGATTGGACTCCCGTTCCAATCCTTCCAAAGTTTGTAGACATCGTGGTGAACGGTATGTCTGACAGGCTTTTCAAAGTGAAGGCATACGCTCAGGATGCTATATCCCAAGCCAAAAGAAGCAAGTATCAGGACATGATTGAGGGTCAGATGGCGGCAAAGGATATCCTATCCATAATCCAAGAACAGACGGGAGCAAATCCGTTTATGATGGACCCCGAGGAGCTTCCCAATACCGATGAGGAGCTGTCTTTGTATATGCAACTCAACTACAAGCCCGCCATCGAGATTGCGGAGGAGGAAGCCATCAGCACCATATTTGATGAGAACCACTACGATGACATCCGCAAGAGACTTGACTATGACATGACTGTAATAGGTATTGGAGTAGCCAAGCATGAGTTCTTGCAGGGCGCGGGTGTCAAGGTCAGCTATGTGGACCCCGCAAACGTGGTATACAGCTACACCGAGGACCCATACTTCAGGGACTGCTTCTATTGGGGTGAGATTAAGACGCTTCCAATGACAGAGCTTTTGAAGATTGACCCCACGCTGACCAATGAGGACTTGGAAAAAATAAGTCAATACAGTCAAAGTTGGTACGACTACTATAATGTGGCTCAGTTCTACAGCGACAGCATATTCTATAGGGATACCTGCACGCTGATGTACTTCAACTATAAGACCACAAAGAAGATGGTCTATAAGAAGAAGCTTTTGGAGGGCGGAGCCACGAGGGTTATCGAAAAGGATGACACATTCAATCCTCCTGTGGAGATGATGGAAGAGGGTCGCTTTGAGAAGATGGAGAAGACCATCGACGTTTGGTATGAGGGCGTGATGGTCATGGGAACAAACATATTGCTCAAGTGGCAGATGTGCGAAAACATGGTTAGACCAAAGTCTTCATCTCAGCACGCCATTCCAAACTATGTGGCTTGCGCTCCGCGTATGTACAAGGGCGTCATCGAGTCATTGGTGCGCAGGATGATTCCGTTTGCGGACCTGATTCAGATTACCCACCTGAAGCTTCAGCAGGTAATCGCTAGGACCGTTCCTGATGGTGTGTTCATTGACGCCGATGGACTGAACGAGGTTGACTTGGGTACGGGCAACGCCTACAATCCCGAGGATGCCTTGAGGTTGTACTTCCAAACAGGTAGCGTCATCGGAAGGAGCTACACTCAGGACGGTGACTTCAACAACGCTAGGGTTCCAATCACGCAGCTCACATCCAATTCGGGCGCTTCCAAGACTCAGATGCTTATCGCCAACTACAACCACTACATGGATATGTTGAGGGCTGTGACGGGTCTTAACGAGGCTAGGGACGGCTCCACTCCTGACCCCAACGCTTTGGTTGGCGTACAGAAGTTGGCTGCCCTGAACTCAAACACAGCTACAAGACACATCTTGGATGGAGCCTTGTTCATATACCGCTCCTTGGCTGAGGCTTTGACCTATAGGGTTGCTGACATCCTGCAATACGCAGACTTCAAGGACGACTTTGCCAACAAGATTGGCAAATACAACGTGTCCATACTGAACGAGATAAGCGACCTGTACATATATGACTTTGGTATCTTTATTGAGGTTAGTCCTGACGAGGAACAGAAGGCTCAGCTTGAGGCTAACATTCAGATGGCTTTGTCAAAGGGCGACATCAACCTAGAGGACGCCATCGACATCAGGGAGGTTAAGAACCTGAAGCTTGCCAATCAACTCCTGAAGATGAAGCGCGTCAAGAAGCAGGACAGGGAGGACAAGATGGAGATGCAGAAGCAGGCTATGATGGCTGAGCAGAACATAAAGGCGCAGCAGTTGGCGGGAGAGGTTGCCATGCAGAAGATTCAGATGGAGACCCAATCCAAGATGCAAATCAAACAGGCTGAGGCTGCATTCGATATTGAGAAGATGAGGGCTGAGGCTCAGCTCAAGAGTCAGCTGATGGCTGAAGAGTTCCAATACAATATGCAAATAGCTAGCAATGAGTCAACTATGCTTAGCGACAGGGAAGATAAAAGGGAGAAGGAGAAGGCTAAGCGCATCGGTATTCAGAACACGCAGCAGTCAAAGTTGATAAATCAGCGTAAGAACAACCTTCCTCCGATGAACTTCGAGTCAAATGAAGACAGCTTGGATGGTTTTAATTTCGCAGAATTTTCACCTAGGTAATACAAAATGAATTATTTGTGTATAAATTTGTAATAAATCTAATCTTATGGAATTTAAAGTAAAAGCAGTAGAAGGTCCTGAAACCAAGGGGGTGCAGGAAATGGAAAGAGAACTTGTTGAAAATCACGAAAAGGAATTAAGTGCACAACAAGAAGTTCAACCTGAGACCGAAGATGCACAGCCCGATGTGCAGGAATCTATTGATTTAAAAGAGGAAGACGTTCTTTCATATATTGGGAAAAGGTATAATCGGCAAATCAACTCGTTTGATGAGCTGATGGCGGAGCGTTCTCAGGCTGATGATATGCCCGAGGATGTAGCTGCATATATGAAATACCGAAAGGAAACAGGACGTGGGTTCGAGGACTTTTTGAAACTCAACAAGGACTATGAATCCATGGACCACGAAGATATCTTGCGTGAATACCTAGGAGCCACTCAGGACGGTTTGGATGCTGACGACATTGAGTCAATGTTGGAGGATTACAGATACGACGAGGATTTGGATGAAGAGTCCAAGGTCAAGAAGGTAAAGATTGCAAGAAAAAAGGCGGTAGCCGAAGCCAAGAAGTTCTTCAACGGTCAGAAGGAGAAATACAAGGTTCCTCTTGAGTCAAGGGGCGCAGGTGTTTCAAAGGAAGACCAAGAGGAGTACGAAAGGTACAGGCAATACGCTAGTGAGGCGAAGACGATAGAGGAGCAGAATGAACAGAAGAGGGCTTTCTTCTCGAAGAAGACCGATGAAGTTTTTGGCAGCGGATTCAAAGGTTTTGAGTTCAACGTCAACGACAAGAAGCTTATGTTCACCCCATCCGACGTGTCGGAGATGAAGAAAACTCAATCCAATCCTTGGAACTTTGTGTCCAAGTTCTTGGATGACAACGGATTCATTTCTGATGCTGCGGGCTATCACAGGTCATTAGCCATTGCCATGAACCCTGAAAAGTTCGCCAAGTTCTTCTATGAGCAAGGTTTGGCGGATGCGACGGATGACGTTATGCGTAAGACTAAGAACATCAATATGTCTGAGCGTAGGGCGCCTGAAGTTGTGAACAAGGGTGGCGTGCAGGTGAGAGCGGTAAATCCTGACACGGGCAGCAAGATTAAAATCCGCAGTATCAAAAAAAAATAACTATCTAAAAAACTAAAAAAATGGCAGGTTCATTATTATCATCACCGACATATGCCCTACAACCCGCTGCTGAGCAGGTGGCATTGTCTACAAACTACATTACAAACTTCGACTTCTTGAATCAGTATCTTCCTGATACTTATGAGAAGGAATTTGAGCGCTATGGTAACCGTACCATCGCTTCCTTCCTTCGCATGGTAGGAGCTGAGATGCCTTCAAACTCAGACATGATTAAGTGGGCTGAGCAAGGTCGTTTGCACATCAAATACACCAACTGTACCGCTACCGTTACTGCGGGTTCCATCTCATTGCTTATTGCCGATGCAGGTGCTACCACAGCAGCTATCCGTGTTGGTCAGACTGTATTGGTTCAGGTTAATGCAACAGGTGCTACCAACAAAGGTATCGTAACCTCTGTTACAGGTCTTACCGTTGTTGTAGGTATCTACGAAGCAACCATGAACATCGCTTCAACCAACGTGTGCAGTATGTTCATCTATGGTTCTGAATTTAAGAAAGGAACCAACGGAATGGTTGGCTCACTTGAGGCTGAAGATTCAATCTTCTCCAACAGTCCAATCATCATCAAGGATAAGTATGCCGTGAATGGTTCCGACATGACCCAAATCGGTTGGGTAGAGGTTACCACTGAGAACGGTGCTACAGGATACCTTTGGTATTTGAAGAGTGAGCACGAAACCCGTCTACGCTTCGAGGACTATCTTGAAACCGCTATGATTGAAGCAGTTCCTGCCGCAGGTTCACTTGCCAACGGTGCAGCCAACTTGGGTTACAAAGGTTCTGAAGGTGTGTTCTATGTTGTTCAAACCCGTGGAAACATTTGGGGTGGTGGTACTCCTTCTACCTTGGCTGACTTCGATTCAATCGTTGCCCGCCTTGACAAGCAGGGAGCTATCGAAGAGAACGTATTGTTCGTAAACCGTGACATGAGCTTCGATATCGACGATATGCTCGCTACCTTGAACGGTTACAACGGTACAGGTTCCGCCAACGGAGCTTCTTTCGGTCTGTTCGATAACGACACCGAGATGGCTTTGAACCTTGGCTTCAGTGGATTCCGTCGTGGTTACGACTTCTACAAGTCTGATTGGAAGTACTTGAACGACCCAACAATGCGAGGTGGTCTTTCAACTGCCACAGGCGCAGGTTTGACAGGAACCATTTCAGGTCTTCTTGTTCCCGCAGGTTCAACTTCTGTGTACGACCAAGTGATGGGTAAGAACGCCAAGCGTCCATTCCTTCACGTTCGCTACCGTGCTACCGAAGCTGAAAACCGTCGCTACAAGACTTGGATTACAGGCTCCGCAGGAGGTGCTACAACTAGCGACCTCGATGCAATGGAAGTCAACTTCCTTTCTGAGCGTTGCGTATGTACCCTCGGTGCAAACAACTTCGTTTTGTTCCGCTACGGCGCATAATCAGTTTAACCTTGAATGGGAGGTGTCCTCAAGGACACCTCCCTTATTTAAAATCAAATCACATCAAATATGAAAAAAGAAGCATTAGTACCCAAAGACAGAGTCTACAAGATGACAAAGGGAGCTGCTCCCTTATCCTTTACCTTACCATCAAGAAACACAAGGAGATACCCTCTCCTTTGGTATGATGAGGTGAACAACGTAAACAGACCGCTTAGATATGCGGTAAACCAAAAGTCTCCATTTGAGGACGAACAGGACGGGAACGCAATCCTTGAGCCTGTAATCTTTGCCGATGGATTTTTAAGTGTACCAAAAACCAACCCCGTTCTTCAGGCTTTCCTTCATTATCACCCATTGAATGGCGTGTCATTCATAGAGGTTGACAAGGAACAGGATGCCACCAAGGAAATCGAGGAACTCAACTACGAGGTTGATGCGCTCATCGAAGCTAAGCAGTTGTCTGTCGAGCAGTTGGAGCTTGTGTCCCGAGTATTGTTTGGAAAGGACCCAACCATGGTATCCACAGCCGAACTTAGAAGGGACATCCTAATCTATGCCAAAAAGGACCCTAAAGGGTTCCTTAATTCAATAAACGACCCGATGCTTAGGTTTAATTCTCAGGTATATCTATTCTTTGAGAAGGGGCTTTTGACATTCAGGAACAATAATAAGGAAGTATGGTTTAACACCTCTTCCAACAAAAAGAAGATGTTGACGGTTCCTTATGGGGAAGACCCATATGAGTCCGTTGCCCTATTCCTCAAAAGCGACGAAGGTTTGGATGCGTTGACGTTGTTGGAAAACAACGCGAAATAGCGTATATTTGCAATCGTTGTTTGTCATTGTTTATGCCAATTGAGGGGGGCTTATGCCCCCCTTTTTTATATATCTTTGTAAAAACAGGTACTAATGATAAACTCGGTCAGGAACACGGTTTTATCCGTGCTAAACAAGAACAACTACGGGTACGTTTCCCCGTCTGACTTCAATCTATACGCCAAACAAGCTCAGTTAGAGATATTTGAAGATTACTTCTCAAAGTATAATAATCAGATAAACCTAGAGAACTCCCGACTTTCGGGAACAGACTATGCCCATCTATCCAAGGCGATGGAGGAGGCGATGGAGACATTCTCGGTCACTGACTACCTTTTCCCAACAACAACGCTTCCAACCAAGTTCAATCTTCCTAGCGTTATTTTCAACGGCAACGACTACTTTATGATAAACAAGGTGGTCTGCTATCCAATAGAGCTATTAAATGGGACTAACTCGTCGGTGTCTGCGGGGCAGTTGGTGGACGCCTCTGCCACCTTCATAACCGATGGTGTTTCAGCAGGTGATGTGGTTGTTAATGACACCACAGGGGATGTCACAAACGTGACTACCGTCATATCAAACACCGTATTGGCTTTAGATTCCAACATATTCACGGTGTCACCGACACCATACTACATATACTCGGCTGCCACCACAAGGGAGGCTGAGAAGGTTAGCCAAGGCAAGATAACCATGCTCAACAACTCCCTTCTGACGGCTCCATCCATCGACTACCCTGCCTACACGCAGGAGTACAGCCTGATGAAGGTATACCCATCAACCATATCAAGGAGGGGTCAGGTGTTGGCAAACTACTTCAGGTATCCGTTCGACCCCAAGTGGACATATGTTTCCTTGACAAACGGAGAGCCTGTGTTTGACCAAACGCAGCCCGACTATCAGGACTTCGAGCTTCCTTTGGAAGACGAGGTGAGGCTCATAATTAAGATTCTACAGTATTGCGGTATATCCATAAGGGAAGCTGACGTATATACGTTTGCCAAGACCGAGCAAGCTCAGGATGACGCTAAATAACATAAGCAATGGCATACATCTCACAATTTGATTACTACACAAACCCGAACAACTTCGGGTCTTATCAATACGTTAGCCTTTATGATATTGTCAACAACTTCATGTTGATGTATGCGGGCAACCACTCACTTGTCAACAATGAGGAGCGCTATAAGATTCTGTTCCACGCCAAGCGTGCCATACAGGAGCTGAACTATGATGCCTTCAAGGAGATAAAGGTCTTGGAGCTCAGCGTGTGCGACGACTTGCGATACATCCTTCCATCGGATTTTGTCAATTGGGTTAGGATTTCTTTATATAAGGATGGGTATCTGAGACCATTGACCGAGAATATTCAGACGCTTCAGTCCAAGGCATACCTTCAGGACAACAACTGTCAGATTCTGTTTGATATCAACGGCAACATCTTGGAGCCTCAGTACTCGAACCTAGACTTTGACAGGATAACGGGAGCCAAGAAGTCCATATACCTGAATGAAGGGCATCAGTTCAATGGGCATCAGGGGTACTGTGTCGATGGTGCTTGGTACTTCGACTACTCCATCGGAGCCATGTATGGTCTCAACACCGAGACAGCCAACTTCAACCCTACCTTCAACATCGACAAGAGGGCAGGTGTCATCAACTTTGATTCGGGCATGGCGGGACAGATTTGTGTGTTGGAATATATTTCCGATGGCATGGAGAATGGCGACAACTCGGCTGTGATGGTCAACAAGCTATTCGAGAAATATGTGTACGCCTATATACAATATGAGATACTGAACTCCAAGCTTGGTGTTCAGGAGTACATCATTGCAAGGGCAAGGAAGGAGAAGTCGGCGCTTTTGAGGAACGCCAAGATTCGCATGAGCAACATTCACCCATCAAGGCTCCTTATGACAATGAGGGGATTGGACAAGATGATAAAATAATATGGCTAACCTTAGCAGGAACTTTACAGGTGGTAAGATGAACAAGGTCGTCGACGAGCGACTTGTTCCAAACGGTGAATACATAGATGCCCTGAATGTCAGGATGGGCTCCACCGAAAACGCTGAGATAGGTGTCATTGAAAACACCAAGGGCAATGTGCAGCTTTCAACGCTGCTGTATGTTGACGGAACGCCACTGAGTACGGATGCTAAGTGCATAGGAGCCATTGCCGACTCGGTAAATGAGAGGGTGTATTGGTTTGTCCACGACCCGTCATTCACTGTAGGAGCAACAGGTAAGTTGGATATGATTGTGTCTTACGACATGAACTCAAACATCCTCACTTATCATATTATCAGTGTAGATGATGGCGGTGGTACAAACACCACATTGAACTTCAGCGATAGGTATCTCATAACAGGGGTCAATAAGATTGACGACCTTATATTCTTCACTGACGATTATAACGAGCCTAGGTTTATCAATATAAACAGGACCTATCTTACTCCTGTAGCAGACATAGACCAATTCTCAGCCGAGTCCATCTTGGTGATAAAGAAGCCGCCTGTGGAGTCGCCATCCATAAACCCGATAGTTGTCGCAGGTCAGGAGAACTTCTTGGAGGAGAACTTCATATGCTTCGCTTACAGGTATAGGTATGCCGATGGTGAATACTCAGCCACATCGCAATGGTCTGCGCCATCGTTTGTGCCTAGCTCATTTGCTTTTGAGAGGGATAGCTTTCTAAATAGCGGGATGATAAACACCACCAATGGATGTGAGATTACATACAATACGGGAGGACCTTTAGTTGTAGGAGTTGATTTGCTTTTTAAGAGCGCCGACTCAAACGTGATAAAGGTCATCCAAAAGATAGATAAGTCTGAGGCAGGGCTTTCCGACAACACGGACTATGTATTTGTTTTCAGCAATAGCAAGATATATACCATACTTCCCGAGTCAGAGATTCTCAGGCTTTACGACAATGTGCCTAGATATGCCAAGGCTCAGACGTTGATGGGCAACAGGTTGATGTATGGAAATTATGTGGAAGGATATGACCTTATTGACAAGAATGGTCAGGCGGTAAAGTTGGAATATATCCCATCATTGGTTACGGAAGAGGTAGGAATAGAAACAGCTAGTACATCAACAACAACTGCTGTATATAACATTGATGGAGCAATATCCGTATCAAACTCAAAGCTATCCATTGACTTTACAGGCATCATATCAGGTTCAGGTCTTATTTCGGGAGCTTATATCAGTCTTGATGTAACCATAGAGCACGCCTCCTTTTCAAA